GATGTTACACCTATTGGTGTGAACATATCCTCCGATGCCATAAACGGTATGTGGATGGGTGACCGTATTGCAAACATAAAAGGTTATGACCTGACCAACAAGCACGATATTTTGTCGTGGTTGGAATCGGTTACACAAGTGCATGACCAGTTTGTTTCCGAGTTCATGGGTAGTTCGTTTGATGATTTGCAACCGTTGGAACTGCCCACGAACCCGTTGCAACGATGGATGATTATTCGTGACTCTGTGGTAAATGTTGTGAAACAGTTTCATAATGTCACGAGTGTCCTTCAAGTGATTGACAAGTTGGGGGTGGAGTTGAATGATTACATGATTGCTTTCAGCACCAACAAGTTTCACATGTATGTCTCTAGGGAAACTTTCCTAGAGTTTGAGGCAGACATGTTGAAGGAACGCCCAAATTACATGAAATTAGTGCGTAAATACGGGCTAAATCGCAACATGGTGAAAAGTTTCCAAGAACTGTACGAACCAATAGTGGTTCGCACTTATGGTCGTGGTAACAACATGGGACTGGTTAGAAAAGAGTTTCATGAAATGATTATGGCGGGGACAATATCAAACAAAGAAATCGTGAGAATAATAAATGAGAAATACGGGACCAGTTATGTTCCTGACACTGTTCGCTGGCACAAGCGACAAATGAAAAAGAAGGATGTGTAACTACATATGTGTTATTATTTGTCCATGCTAATTATTGGAGGTTTTAAATGAGAATAGATAGAGTTAATCAAAAGATTTATATTAGGCAATCATGGTTAGGTGACATGTCTATATGCCCTGAGCGTGCAAGGCTCGGTCAGATTCGTCCTGAGTTTCGTACAGGTTCCGATGCAACAATCATCGGAACATCATTGCATGCTGGCATTGAGTCGGTGCTTGATGGCAGGTCATCTGAGTTCGGTGACATGCTGAAAGCAGTACAAACCGAATATGAAATGCTGGAGCAAACGAATTATAAAAAGACCAACATTGACCCAGAGAAAATCCCTAGTTATCTGGAGTCCATGTCGCTTGCGTTTTATGACGGCATCCTGCCCCATGTTGAGCAAGGTGGAAAAGTAGAACACAAGTTCACATCTAGTCTCGGTTTCACCATCAACGGCTACGCCGTTTATGTGGAAGGAACAATGGATTATGTGACACCCAGTGGTGTTATTTGGGATTGGAAAACAGCCAGCCGCCAATACAACATTAAGGAAAAACAGAAGTCAAACATCCAAGCCAGCGTTTATGCTGACGCTTGTGTTTCGTTGGGGCTATCGCCCAACTATCCTGTTGATTTTCGTTTCGGTGTTATGGTCCGTCAAGAGAAACCGAAATCACAAATCGTTTCAATCGTTCGTACCGAAGCGCATGGACAATGGTTGCGTCAATACATTCGTGGCGCAGTCAACACAGCAATGAACAACGGTTACGAAAACAACTGGATTATGAACGATTCTTCAGCACTATGCTCGGAGTCGTGGTGCAGTTACTGGAGCATCTGTAAAGGTGCGTTCGTTCGTGCTGGAGATGACGCTTTCCCTGAGCAGTTGGATGTCTGACATGTCCATGCTATGCTCATCCCTAGTTCACGAACGGCACGGCTCGGTCACCTCCAGTCAAGTCGTGTCGTTCACTAATGTAATACCAAACCAACAAGCAGGAGGCTTGAAATGAATACCATAAGTAAAGACCAATCCATAATCACACAGGTTGCAGCGAAAATTGCTGCCGACCTGACACCGAAAACGGATGACATTATGACGAACATCGCTAATTGGGCGATGGCGTTTGATGCCACAACCGATGCCCTGTTGCAAAAGCATGGCATGACCTCAGGCGGTATGACCGAACAAGAAGTCACACAGGCTGTTATGTCAACCTTCGGTGCAACACCAGTAGAAGCACCAGCACCACAGTGGGCTAAAGAAGCATCTGCACCAGCAGGAGGCTTTCAGGTCCGTATCAAAGGTCAGCAACACGGTCCGATTCCAGCATGGTTGCATGCAGAATGTGCCAAGGTTGGCGTAAACGAAGTGTGGGACAACCGTGACGGTTTGCAAGCAAACCCTAAGCGTCCTTGGTTCAAAGCCGTAACAGGCGACAAGGCGTTTTGGGAACCACGAGCAAAACGATAAACAAACATGACACCTGCTCCTGATTACACGGAGCGTTGGGCAAAGATTGGACGGGGCGAGAACATCGCCCCGTCCGATTTGTCTATAACGCCAAAATTTAATTACTTTACGCCACTTGAAAAAGCGGCTGATGATTATGTCCATTGGGCGCAAACACCACACGAACGAGTTTACACAGGCTTCGCAGACATTGATTCCGAGATGCGAGGGATAGCCCCTAGCGAACTATGCCTAGTGAACGGATACTCACATAGCGGTAAAACGCTGGCACTACTACAGATACTTGTAGCAAACAAGGACAAGCGGGTTGTGTATTTCTGCCCTGACGAGCCACGAACATTAACGCTGATTAAGTTGGCGTGTGTTGTTCATGGTGTGGATGCGAACATGTTGGAACAACAAATCGCCAACAATGACCGTCAAGCCATAAACCTACTAAAGGACACAGCACGGGAACATTTCCCGAACCTTGCGGTGTTTGACCAAACAGTTTCACTGTTGGACATGGAACGCTCGTTGTCCGAAGTATCGGATGCGATTGGTGACCCACAACTTATCGTTGTGGACTACTTGGAATTGTTGACAGGTGCTGGCGAGGATGTTCCATCCAAAGCCAACGCAATCAAAGCGTTTGGTAAACGCCATAATAAACCTTTGCTTGTGTTGCACCAATCGTCACGCTCATCGGGTGCTGATGGAAAGAAAATGACTATCAGTTCAGGTGCTTATGGTGGCGAGCAACAAGCGACACACATCATTGGTGTACGCCGTAAACGGTTTGAAATTGAAGGTTACATTCGTGACCTGCAAGGCAAACTGGAGCGTTCCGCTAATACCGAAAAGATTATGGAAAAGATTGAATCACTACAGTACGAGTTGCGTATCCACATGGATACCGTCACACTCAACTTGGTGAAGTGCAAGCGTCCTGCTTCGCAGTTGCTTGACGATATGGATTTTACAATTGAATACGGCACAGGGCGTTTGCATCGGCTTGACACAGGTGTGCTACCTTGGAAAGAAACACGACCTAGCGTGGACAATCCACTAGAACAACTGACACTCGCAGAAACCTTGGAGGACTGGTGATACCTGACTATTTGACACAGCCATACATAACGCTGTTCCGTGGCAGAGGCGATGTGTACGGTCACGATGAGGGTCGCTGTGTAAAAGAGCAGTTGACAAACGATGTGTTCCAAAAACATTTCTCAGGTGAAGCACCAATCGGTATTTATCCGTTGGTCCCACACTTTGAAAAGTTTTATGTTGCATGGGGTTGCGTTGACTTTGACACAGCAGACGCAGACGAAAACGCAGTCAAACTCCATGATGCACTAATGGAAGCAGGCATCGTGTCATGGATAGAGAAATCCCGTTCCAAAGGATTCCATGTTTGGGTATTCGCTGAACAGGCTGTCCTCGCTGAGGATATGCGTAACATGCTTATAGTTGCATCACATGTTGCCCAAACACCAACCACAGAAGTAAACCCAAAACAAACCACATTGAAAGCAGGACAATATGGCAACTATGTTAGGTTACCGTATCCGAATTTGGATGACCAACAAACTGACAAGCAACGAATCTTTCACAAGAAAGATGTTGAATCGGGTTCCTTTACCAATCCGATGGTGTTCAACGACTTTATTGAATCGGCTATGTCGCTTCGTACCTCGCAAGAAACCATCCAGCGCATCGCATCCATGTATCAGCCACCCAAGCAAGAAACGGCTGTCGTAAATGATTATGTTTATGATGCAACTCTCAGTGAGGCTATGCAGATACTTAGCCCGTTGGGTAAAGTCATTTGGCGTGACGGACCACTAGCAGGCAAAGACCGTTCATCCACACTGGCAAAACTCGGTCACGAAACTGTTCGCAGTGGACTGAACCCAAGCCAAACCAAAATCGTGTTGATGACAGCAGACAAACGGTGGGGCAAATATCATTTGCGCCACGATGGTGAACTAGAAATAGACAAACTCGTAGTCAGGGTACATTCGTGAAAATCATAACCTTGGAACCATGGGAATATGAACACGCATGTAGTGTTGGTATTCGCAGATACACAGCCAACTGGAGCAAAGCAGACGCTGCACATTATGCAAACAAATCAATGCAAGAAGACAACCGCACAGCACAAGTAGCGGCGGCGGTATGCGAACTGGCTGTAGCAAAACACTGCAACACATACTGGTCTGGTCATGTGTGGCACGCCAGCGACCATAAAAAATATAAACACATTCCCGATGTTGGGAAAAATATTGAAGTAAAAAGACTCAGAACAAGAACAACCGCACCAGTACGCAGGCACCAACTTGGAATGGGTTTGATTCTTTTCGTAGCAAAACCCATTATGCCCGAACTAAAAGAAGTTGAAATATACGGATACATTTCGTATGACCAAGCATGGGAACTTGGTGTACCATCCGATTATGACCCAGAAAACACACGCCTAATTAGTCAACAATATTTAACGGAGCATACAGAATGACAACAATACTTGCAATCCAAGGTGAGGACTACTGTGCAATCGGTTCCGACTCACAATGGACAGACGACTACAACCGTGTAGGACGCATGAACCAACCCAAAATAGTTGCCGTAGGCAAATATCTGATTGGCGTAGCAGGAGACACCCGTGGTGCGAATGTGGTTCAACATGCGTTCAACCCACCAGTACTCCCACCCAAACTCGTTGGCGCAAAACTCGTGAAGTTTATGGTGTCACACTTTGTCCCCGCCTATAAAGAATGTTTAGAAGCACATGGTGCAGGCAGACCACAATACGATGACCAGCCAGCGCAATCAGCAAACGAGATACTCGTTTGCGCTAATGGAACCGTGTTTCAAATTGATGAGGATTATGGAACAGAAACTGACACATGCAACCTGTATGCAATCGGTTCGGGCGGACACTTCGGTTTAGGTGCATTGCAGGCTTACACAAACGGGAAGCGTGTCGTACAAGCAAATGCTAAACAGTTGTTGCTTAAATCGTTAACAGTTTCCGCAAAGTTTGATAGCGGTTCAGGCGCACCATTCCACACCTTCATACAAACAGCGAAACCATAATGGCAGCGAAGCGTAAGAACAAGAAGAAATCGCACAGCGTTTTCTTCCCCATAAAGCCAACGCCAAAAGGCAGACCACGCATGACACGCTATGGTCGTGTTTTTACGCCCAAAACCACATTAGAAGCAGAAGCGTTCATCGCACAAAACTATGATGGTCCACAATATGAAGGCACAGTAGAAGTTGAATGTATCTTTAGCCCTGACGGAACAGCAGTAACGCTAACTCCGATTGATGGTGAGCAATCCAAACTTCGTGGCGACCTAGATAACTATGTGAAACTATTGATGGACGGCTTGAACGGTGTTGCTTGGGTTGACGACAAACAGGTAACTGTTATTAAGGCAACAAAACAGTGAGCAAAAACCAATCAGATTATGATATTCCAGCCCGCAAGTTTGACTTCCATACCGACCTAAAGTTCGGTAAAAAAGGTGAAAAACTTGTAGAGGATTTCCTTGATGCCATGTCTGATGGTTCCTTTGAAGTTAAAACAGACCGATACCGCAACGGGCGTATGGTCCTAGAGATGACCCATAATCCACGCAAGAAACTGGATGATGAGGGTAAACCGTTATGGACCCCTTCGGGGCTTGCCATAACAAAAGCAAAATGGTGGGTATATGTTTATACCTTGGATGGCTCCTTTGTGATAGTTAGCACGGACAGAATCAAACGATACCTAAAAGCCAACAAGGAGAGATTTAATCCAAAGAAATACCACTCTTTCGCATGGTCCTCCAGCAACCCGTCAAAAGGATATTTGCTGGAACCTGAGGATGTTATGGACATGATGATTAACACGGAATACGATGAAGTACGAACCAACGAGTAAAACAGGCAAAACCGAAATAGAATTATTAATGCAACCGTTTTCGGTTACACATGATGAAACCGATTGGGAACTGATTGAACTGATACAAGAGTCACTGTCCACGCTAAGCGAAGCAGACCAAGACGCATTACATGGCATATACTATTTGCGACAAACATATCAAGAACTTGCAAGCGACCTTGGCATCAAAGCCAAGTCGCATGCGTGGAGAAAAGTTGATTCAGCGTTAAAAAATTTACAGAAAGCATTATTGGAAAACGAAAAATTCGTTGAAAAAATGGGAGAAAAATATGACATCTAAATATGGTGAAACAGGAACAAGATACGAGATTGGTGGGGGAGAAATTTTTGTTGACGAAAAATTTATTATCTCAACACTCATGGCATTAATATATGTTATTTCTGAAACCGACAAGACCGAAGCCGAAAAAATTGAATACCTAGCAGGGAAATTATATGACGAAATCAAAGAAGTTGAATTTGACGACACTGAACGAACAACTGACACTCCTGCATGAGGAACTCAAACAGGCTGGCGCACCCAAAACAGCAATCAGGCGAGTAGAGGACATCTCCGTGTCTGTTGCATGGTTGGTTAAACATGCCCCAAAACCATAACCCAGACTTCAACCCAGATGACATGTCTGAACTTGAAGGCATATTTGCTCAGATGATAGAGGATAACGAAACAGGTTTCGTTATGGAATTTATAATCAGCAAACTCGCTGCCAAAGAACTAGTTGAAGCATGGACAGAAGCGAAGTATGGAAACCCTTCCGCACTCGCATTGTCATGGCAAGAGTACGGTAAAATCATTACCGAACTCGCTCAGGCTTTAGAGGACCCTACTTCTTAGGAACTTTAGGAGCCATCTCTCCGATTTCAACAAGTTCTTTCAAGTATTGCTTCAACTCTATTGTGCGACCATACGCTTCTGATTCCTGTTGGTTAGGACCAATATAACGAGCAGGAATACCAAGCCAGTTAAGAATATTACCCAACTGGCGTTCCTTGTATGTACTCTTACCGCCAGTCCAGCCACCAGTAACACGGTTCATTTGACCCAAAGTTGGCAACAAGTTTTGTGCAACATACGGCACACGCTCATCCAACAACAGTTCACCAGTCTGAGGGTCAACACCAACAAGAGCGTTCTTACCAATCATTCCAGCAAGAGGACGCAATATTGTTTTATCAAGCGTTCCAGTTGCAGGTTGCTTTTTTTCTTTGAAAGGACCAACATCAATACCCAACTGTCTGCCAGCAAGAAGTTCAAAAGGCAACTTGAAAACAGGAGCCAACTGACCAGCCAAACGCTCAGGGTTCGTGAGTTGTTCTAACTGTTGTTCCAAACGAACCATCGGCAAATCAGGTGTCAAAACCCACTGCCCACCCTCACCATTCACACCGCCAATAGCAATTGGATTATAGTCTGCAATCCACTTAGGCATTATGATGTTGTCACCAACAGGTGAGTTCTCTGTAACCTTGTCATAGATGCTGTACGCCGATGGATGAACGATACGCTCAACCGCCTGCAACGGAACATTCCTGCTGGTCCAAATCCAAAACGGGATAACTTTACGCATTGCCTCATCAAAACCACTGAGGTCGCTGTAATCAAAGTGGTACTTAGAGATACGGGCTACAGCCTCATCAAACGACTGTCCACGCCTGAGGGAGTCCAAAGCCATTGGGTATCGCACAGCCCGTTCAACAAAATCATTCTTTCCACGAATGATTTTTGTTGCTTTGTTGTTCAAAATCTTTTCGGTAAAAGTTGAACGAATAGCAGGACTGGCAAGTTCATCCGACTGACCACGACCAGTCGCTGCGGTTGCCTTCCATGCTTCTTGCATAATTTCTCGTTCCCTTGGAGGATACTTGGACAAGAATTTTGCCCACGCTTCCTCACCTTGACCCAAACGATAAGCCGCACGGAACCCAAGTTCAATGTCACTAATAGGTACACCAGCAACATGATTCATAAAGGTTGCTGACATACCGTTACGCACAAAGAAACCAACAGTAGATGTTGCATATGTTTTAAAGAACAACACAGTGTAATCATATGCTTTAATCCAATTATTTTTTGTAACATTGTTACGCAACTTCTCCAAGTTCGGTTTCCAAACTTTAAGAACTTCCTCAGGCATCATCACACCAAGGTTTGCAATTTCTTCCCACCCTTCAAGAGTGTCATCAATCATGCGTCCAACCAAACCACTACGCATCATTTCCAACTGATTCTCAATATTGGGAATAGTTACAGCCTCATGGACAGCAAGTTTTGCCTCATCTGCCAGTAGCAATGTTGTTACACGGTCATAAGCGTTACGCAATGCAGGGTCCTGAATACCACCAACGCTGGCAAGAACACGGTCAACCTTACGCACCCAAGCCGCCGATGCACCAGCCGCCGCACCCTTTGGTGGGCGGGCTGACAACAAAATGTGCAAATCTTGAATATCTTTAGCAAGGACAGTACCAGTCGTATTGGACCAAGTTTTTAAAACTTTAGCCTGATTCATCAACATGGCAATGCGTTCTTTATAATCGCCAACAGCATCAACTTTGGTTCCACCCTTGGAACCAATCCGTGGAATACCCTCAGAACGATAAACGGATTCAATTTCATTATCCAACCGTGTTAAAGCCGTTTCATATTTCTTTTCCATACGAACAAGTTCACGCTGAGCATTTTCACGAGTCAAAGTAGTTTTAACACCACCAATATTAATTTCAATAGAATCAGTTCGGCGCAACTGCTCCATAGCGGCTTCCGTTTTCTTTAAACGCCTATTGGCACTAGCAGTTAAACCACCCTTGCGTCCACTGAGTGTTTTTAGTTCAGCCCGTGCTTCCATGGAAGCCAACTGTGCGCTTTCCAAATTAATGATTTCTTCCTCTTTGGCTGCTTTTGCAAGCGAAACCTCCAAAGAAGCCTGCTCATATTCACCGCTAAGGATTCGTTGGACCAAAGCATTGTCTTTAACATTTTTAACCTGTGCAGTAGGACTCATAGAAGGCTGCGGAAAAGTTGCATTATGGGGAAATATGACAGCCCACTCATCAACAGTGTCCACATCATCAACAAGGTCCCGTGGAATTAGTAAACCCCTGCGACTGTTGTTTGGATTTGTGCTTTGACGAAAAGCACTAGCACCCCAAAGTTCCTCCATAACTTCCCTAGCAAAAATGTCAACATCTTCAGGGTCAACAAGTTCAGGAAGCATACGAATACGGTCATCAATCGCATTAAAAATTGCTTTGATTTCTTCTTCAGAAACAGCCTCAGCAGGATTAATAGCCCTAGCGTGGAAATACACCGTGTCAACCAAAGCCGCAACCTCAGGATAAAACTCTGCAAGTTGTGGGTCGTATTCACCAGTTTCAACCAACTGACGATAAGCGACACTGAACTCCTCGCCCTCAACCATCATTCCTTTTTGCGCTAAAGCAAAACCCATGTCCTCGCCAAAATTGTCAGGACCAAAATATTCTTGTGCTTGAATTGGGTTACGCAAGTCAACCAATTCATTCTCTGGAATAGCATCCATTGCTACAGAACCATCAAAGTTTTCAAATCCTTTGTCTCGTGGTTTGGTGCGAAACACTTTATAACCCGCTTCCTCAGGAAGTTCAATTAGGTCATCAGCATCACCATAAAGCAAACCATCGTTTGCGTATGTAGCGGTTGCTTTGGTTTCAGCAACGGTAGTAAAACCCTGTTCAATGTTTTCTAGCGCATAATACTCTGATTCCATTGCTGCACGAAGTTCCGTATATTCAGCACCATCAGGAATGTTGTCAATTGTTGTACGCAACTCCCGCATCTTTGTTTGAACAACACGCAACTCACGAGTAGCAGGAATACCCTTAGCGTTCATAATCTTTTCAGCCAACCACTCAGGTGTCTTGCTGTCCAACAAAAGAGGATTATGATTAGGGAACACTTCTAAGTAAATGTTCCGCAACTCAACAGTTGCGGCATAACGTTCAGGACTATTTAATGCTGCCCGCAAGTTGGTTATTTCGTCAACAAGGACAGAGTTCAAAGTTGCAAATTCACCACGCTTAACTGCTTCTTTGGTTGCTGCAACAACATTAGCCTCGGTTAGTTGTGCAATCGCTTCATCCAAACGGCGACTAAGAGTAGTAATTTCCTGTGTCGTTAAAGCCTTGCGCTTTAACTCGCCAGACAAAAAGCGTTTAGCATAATCAGCACCAGAACGAGCATAATCGGTAGCCATAATTTTGTTTTGTTGAATACGGTTACGCAAAAATGATTGTGTTTTCAAAACCTTTGAATACACAACTTCCAGTTTAGAAACCAACTCTGCATCAGGAATAACCTTCTTAATCAAAGGTCGGATAATGTCAGGGTCACCAAACTGCATAGCCCTACGAGTGGCAGCAATTCGTCCTTGCACCTTGTTGACAGAGTTTGCGTAACTGTCCAAAATTGAAACCATGTCGGTTTCAAACCATTTAGCATTAGGGTCACCAACATGCTTAGCAAAAATTTGGTTGATTTCATCAATTGTTCCAAAGCGAACTGGCACACCAAAAAATTCTTCAGCAACAACAGCACCTGTTGTTGGGTCAACGGTTTCTCCACGCAATCTGCGATACAGAATTGCGCCAGTTGATTCCGTTAAGTCTCGTGCAGAAATATCACTTGCCTTATAAAGTTTTCCATCGCCAGCCTGACCAACCTCAGACTTCATCCATTTAAGGGCATATTTGCTGAGTTTGTGATGAACATAGTCATCAATGAAACCAATTTCTTTAATGTTTGTACCAAAATCGTCACCAAACTTAACAAGATTATTATTTGCGCTGAGGCGCAAATTGTCAGTAAAAGCACGGACATCCAAAACCAGTTGTTTCAATTCAGGGGTAATGGTTGTTAAACCTTCAAGAGTTGCTTTTGGCATTTCCCAATACTTATAAAAATTTGCTGCCTCTTTGTCAACAACAGCACCAGCAACACCCTTAACTTTGTTAACCGCCCCACGACCCATTAATGCTTTTTGCCGTTCAGCAAAACCCATAATTGATTGTCTAGCCATAAATTCACCACTGTTAATGGTTCCCTTATATGTTTTTGACATTGTGAACTGAACAAGTTCTCGTTTCAATGCTGCACTGTCAGCAAAACTACGGGTAAGACCAGTACGCAACGACTCAACACCTTTAACCGATTTTGGTATCATTGTTTCCAATGCACGACCAATAGGGTTGGCGGCTATACGACCAGCAGTGTTTTCTATACCCCTACCAGCAAAAACAATGTCACCAATAGCGGCTCGTGTACCAGCAAAACCTTTTTCAACACCACCCGTATATGGAACAATTTTTCCTGCAAAACGCAAACCAGTAGAAATACCTTCTGCTTCACGAATAGCCTTAGGGACACCTGATGCACCATAACGAATAATTCGTCCAGCATCTACAGCATCGTCACCATATTTTTCAACCATACGCACCGCTAAAGCCATGCGCCCTGCACGACCTGATGCGCCAATTGCACCAACACCAGCATAAGTCAAAGGGTCAGCAACAGATTGAAAGTAAACTGTTTTAATAAGTTTATCTACAGTCCCATCAAACTGAAATTTTCCTGCTGCTTTACCTTTTTCGTCATATTGAAAATATGGGTTAAAATGGTCTTTAGAAGCACGGTTTTGTTTAAATCGTTCCCAACTAGGAATAAATTCTTCTGGATGATTCATAATGTAAGCCTGTTTTTCTGGCTTAACATTATTTAAAGCATATTCTTCACCTAAAATAGCCCTATTAAAGTTATCAAAAAATCCACCTTGGTCTTTACCAAGACGCTTATTTTCTGCGTCCAATGTTGCCCAAGCATCAATAGAACCACCAACTTCATAAGCAAAAGCCATAGCCGTATTCGTTAAAGGTTTAACTTTATCTGAATACCAACTAGCACCAGCAACAATAGGACTAACAGCCTTTTTTGCCACTGTTGAAACACCACCAACAAGGTTGCCCCACAAACTAGGTTTACTTTCACCCTTTTTAGCAATTTTGTAAGCCTTGTAAGCAGCCTCCTCTTTTTGTTTAGGAGTCATCTTTGTATCTAGGGCAATCTTTTCTAAAGAGGTTGTTAACGCTTTGTCCAAGTCATCCCTGTTGGGGGTTGGAGATACAGCCTCAGATGGCTTAATGCTTGTACCAATGTTCAATTTACCTTGAACAGCATTAGGCAAATTAGCCCACGGACTTCTAGTTACAGCCATAACTTCCTTTATTTCTTATTCTGCGTTGCTACCCATTGAGTACCACTCCACTCCCAATGCATACCTTGACCAGCAGGTGTGCTGGGTTTAGCAGGCTTTTCAGGTCGTGGAGCATACTTCGCTGTAGTGTCAGCCTGCATCTCAGTAATCTTTGCTAAAGCATCATAATACTGATTCATAATGTCAGCCTCAGTTTTAGCACGGTCAGTTCCCAAATCAGTTAACTGCTTACCAAAAGCGGATTCAATACCACTAGAGATTTCAGGTCCACGCTGACCCAAATATTGGCGACCAGCCATAGCCGAACCACGACCAGAGTTACGCAAACTTTCCAACAAGTTTGTTTGAACATCACCATAACGACTAGCAGACTGCTGTTGCAGTTGCGTCATAAAGTTATTCAACGACTGGTCCATAGCGGACTGTTGTTGCACAGCACCCTCACCAGCACCCTGCTGACGCAACGACTCTAATAAAGGATTCTGCAAAGCCTGCATGTTCACAAACTGTGTATTAGCGTATGCGCTTGTTGGTTGAACACTTGACAAGAAATCCTGTTCAGCCTTAGTAATATCGGTTTGTCCTTGCTCAATCATTGATTTAAGCAACGCCAACTGTCTTGCTCGTTCATTCTCAATATCAGTTTTTTGTGGGTCATAAACATCAGCGATACTACCCTCAGCAGCAGTTTTAGCAGCCTCAGCATTTGCTTTATAATCTGCAATTGATTGCATGCCAGAGGCATAAGCAAGCGCACGGTCCTGAGCCTCTTTCAAAGCCTTATCGCTGGCAACTGCTGCTTTGTCTGCATTTACTTGTGCAGGTTTTTTAACAACTTTACCAGTTTTAATAGAAGTGCTAGGACCTGTAGCACCAACTTTAGCGGTAGGTTTAGAACCCATCACACCAGCCTGCTGCATGTTTTTTATTGCGCCTGCATCCATCATACGCATTTTTTGCCACTCTGGGTTAGCCTTTTCTGTGCCACTACGCTGTGCAGCAGCCAACGCAGCAGATGCCTCTATACGGGCTTTCTTTTCCTCATCATTTTCACGAACCAAACGACCATTCACATAAACAATACCCATAACGCTCCTAGTAACTACTGAAAGCCTGCAACTGTGTTGCGGCATTTATAATGTCACGCTGCTTCTGCAAACGCTGTTCAGCCAAATAAG